ATTCTCCTCCATTATCAATGGTAATAGATGTAACTTTACCCGTTGCATCTACTTTTGCCGAACCTTGAGCATCTTGACCACCGCCGCCTTCAAATATAACTGTAGGAGCACTAGCATAACTTCTACCAGGATTTTCAAGTGTTAGTCCAGTAATAGTTTGAACTGTAGAAGTTCCTGTGGCACCCGAACCTTCTCCACCAAGAATTCTAGCAGTAGTTGGTCCATAGTAATTATCACCATTTTTTGTCATCCTGATATAAGAAACTGTTCCATTATCATCAAGTACAACTTCTCCAGCAGCACCATCAGGAAAGTCGGAAATAACTTCAGGAACAGCATCACCTTCAAAAATAGGTGTGCCATAAAATTTACTCCCAATAACATAAGGATAGACAGGATTGCCGCTACCATCCTCTGTCATAAAATATGCATAAGTTCCATTTGGATACTCTGGTGTTACTCCAAACTTACCATTAAATTCATCAAGTGTGCCAACACTAGAATCGTAAACGTAATCTTGAACCAAATCTCCAAGAATATATCCACTCTGGACTGTTCTCAAACCAAGACCACTAGTTTGATATCCAAAAACATATAAAGTATTAGGTGCTGTTACTGGTACAACGATTTGAATTCTTCTTTGTGATGCTGCGTTAAATCCAGCAATGTAGGCAGCATAAGTTACTGTAGAACCATCTAATGTATATGTAACTCCCAAGTCATACAAATATGAGGTTGTTCCGATACTATTGGCAGGATGCCATCCACCATCTGTTTCCGAAAAAAGTAAATATTCACTATTATTAGATGAATGATCTTGGTTAAAGATAAAAGTTTTCCCTCTACCTAAAGATAAGAAATTTGGTCTAGATCCATTAAATAAAAATTCACCACCAGAGACAGTTACTGTGTAAGTCGTTGTGGTTGGAGTATTTACAATAGGTCTTGCACCAGGAAGTTCTGCTGTGCTTCTCAAACGATATGAAGAAGTCTCTCTAGCAGCAATACCACTCTCATTAGTTACATTGATTGAAGCTCCCATATATCCATGTGCTTGACAAGCATAGTACAAGGTATTAGGTGCATTTGAAGCAACTGTGATACTCACACTACGATTTGTAGCAGTAGGATGACCCGCAGCATAAGTTGCATAATCAACGTTACTTCCATCTAGAGTATATGTAACACCAGTTTCATATCGTTCTGCTCCTCCATATGCGGATTCTACTTCACTAAAGTATATCGCATGTGTGGTATTAGATGCATCATTTTGATTGAATGTATATGTTGCTCCTCTAACAAATGTAAGAACTGGTGCTTGAGTAACAGTAGTGTATTGTTCACCAATAATATAATAACCTTTACCTGACCCTTGTCCAAAGTAAGGATGTGCAGAAGTTTTATCAGCAACAGTTACCGTGTAAGAAAATGTAAGACTATTAGGACTCCTGTATCCATAAGGACCATAAATTGGATATCCATCATAAGACATGCCAATAATTTTAGAGTGTCCATCAGTATGACGACTATAATCTAAAGTATTTCCAGATCCAAAATAATTTTCAACGTAGTAATTATTAGTTAAGGTCTCAGCACTAGTGTCTGTACTGAGAATCATATATCCTTCATCACCATCCTGACCAGCCATATTCGGATGATTTAAGCAATAATAGTAGATCCTATTATTTTCATCCGCGTTCATCATGAATATAGGCATATATTCACTTTCATAATCTGCCGCTGGTGCTGATGATGATCCAGTGCTTGTGTAGTAGAGAGTGCCAGGATTCTCGTTATGAGTACCGTCAGCAGTTGTACTAAATCTAATTGGATGATTATTGTTAGTGGAATCAGACTGATTAAATTTAATCAGATAATTTCTCTTTACTGTAATATTTTCTGGTGCAAAATAAAATGTTCCTGGTACAAAATTACCAAATTTTGCAGCATCAGTGCCAAAGTCAATATAATATCCATTGAATGATACTGGTGGTTCTGAAATCGTAAATGTAAATCCAGTAGACCCTAAACACCTGTCATTATCAGAAAAAGAAGATCCAGATACTTCCCTCAAATAAATTCTGGTTACAACATTACTACCATTTCTTACGACTTTAGAAATTTCTGCTGTGGCATTTCCACCAATTTCATCAATGGTTCTTCCCACGGTAATTGAACCAAGAGTTTCATCAACATTAATAACATCAATAACAACATTTCCTTCAACTTTTACATTCCAAGTAAATTGTTTAAATTTACCCCATTCAAATACACTATTTGTAAGTGCAAATTCTTGAATAGATTTACTTGATTGATAATATTGAATATTATTATCAATAATAGTGTCATAAGAAGTATTATTTTTTACATAATCATATTTTACGGAATCTATCGCAAAATTGGTAGGTGCATTTCCTGTAGTACCCCACTCTGGTGTATGTAAAAGACCACCATTAGAAAGAACACCAATTACTTTATTAGTTTGTTCTACTCTAGTTCCAGAATTGGGAACATCTTTACCACCCCTGTAGATAAATGTCTGATCAAAACTTCTATCTACAAGAGGTCCACCACCAGGTGCTGCTTCTGCCTGCGTCCATACAGGTTTGGGGTGATTGTCTGATTGTATACGAAGTCTATCTGTAGTTCCAGTAAACAAACCTGATGTGGGCGAATTTGGATGTGTTTGCCAAATTCTATTAATATCAAAAGAATTTACTACCGTAGGAGTTTCTTGTTCTGGAAAAAATTTCAAACGTAATGGATCGTATCCACTCCCTCTCTCAAGCACACGAACATGAATAATTTTTCCAGACTGAGAATCAATTATTGGATATAATAAAGCATCTTGATCTGGTGTCCCACAACCAGTTACAGTTAATCTAGGTGGATCTGCAGGATCATATCCCACACCACCATCTACTACTTGTATAGCACGGACACCAAAAGTTTCATCAAAGATTGGTTTGATGACGGCACCTGATCCAGGAACAGTTCTAGTCATTTATATCAGTTTAATACGTTAATAGTTCCATTCATCAACGAGTGAATGGTGCATTGATAATAAAGAGTATTGGGAGCATCCATCGGAACTGTGAAATATAACACAGAAGTTCCACTACCAGATTGCCCCGCAGTATATGCAGTTCCCGAAAGACCCGCTGTACTTTGAATTCTAAAAGGGTGATTAGTGCCATTTGCGGTGTTATCAAATGCATATGTCATTCCGCGCATAACATAAAGAGTTGGATCATCAGTAGGAGCAGAAAAACCAGGACCATTAAATGTAAAATGACTAGAAGCATTAGCGCCAAGATCCCACCAAGTCATTGGACTACGAGTCACAACCCAACTAGTACCATTCCAATACAATGAATCACCTTGAGCAATACCAGTTGTATTAGTATCAGTTAACGCAGAAAATGTGGTAGTTAATGTACCATCAAAATTAATCGTAAGAGTATCACCACTAACTGCAGTGGCAATATTAGTACCTCCAGCAATCGTCAGAGTATCAGTGACGGAATTTGCCGTTGTAGTTCCAGTATCTCCAGCAACTGAAGCAAAGATATTCTGCTGTCCTGCTCCAGCAGCATCATCAGCAGGAACAAATTTAGTTCCATTCCACTTCAATACTTGATTACTTTGAGGCGCAGCAGTAGTGATATCAACATCAGAAAGATCGTCGATACTTGAATATTCTGTGAGAAGTTTTGCTCTAGTATCACCAACACCACCAGCAGTAATATTAATATTTACATATGGATTATCATCACCATCTACTGTATAGAAATATCCAGGATAAGTTGCAGCAGCAGGAGCACCACCAATATTAGCATACTCATTCTTATAAGAAATTGTAGAACCAATGTCCACATTTCCAGTAGCACCGTCAAAAGTAGCGGTTTGACTTCCAGCAATAATTCTTACATCTCCTGTGCCATTTGGAACGAAATTAATATTACCATTTGAAGAAGAAATGATATTATTTCCCGCAACATCCAATGCAGAGGTTAATGCATTAAAATTAGCAGCAACAAAACTACTACCATTATATTTTAATACCTGCCCCGTAGCGGGATTTGCAAGAGATATATTTAAAGAAGTGTTATTACCTAAAGCGGTATATAATTCATCAAAATTATCATTAATCTTATCACCACCACTTCTTAGTGTATCACCTGTATTATCATTAGCTGTAGTACCAATGTTTAGGGATTGTTTAGCCATTACTCGCTATGATTTTTAGTTATTTATAGGATCTCTGGATCTATTACTTCTTCACCGTATAGACTTAAATCAGGAGCAGTCCAATCATCAGGAACCGTTGTTTCCACATTAATATCAGGATTCTGATATCCAGAACCAGAATTAGTTACTGTAACACCAGCAACACCTATAAGTGCTTTAACACGACCATCGAAACCAGAGATAGAATCAAGTCTAACAGTAGGTCTAGAAGTATATCCAGATCCACCAGATGTTATACTAACTCTTTCGATAAACCCTGTTGTAAGGTTAGCAGATGCATTTGCATTTTGCCCAAAAACAGATCCAAGATAGTCAAATGTAATTAAAGAATTTGAAGATTCAATAACTGCCACTTCACGATCACTTATTTCACCTTCGATATCAATAAAGTCTCCTGCTTCAACTGGTGGTACAACCGTATCCGCGTCAACGTCTGCTTCAGAACCAACATAAGAGAATGCCACAAATGTAGATCCAAATCTAGGAACTTCCGAGAAGATAATTCTAGAACCAACAATTTCAAAACCAACTCCAGGTTCTTGAAGCACACCGTTGATGGAAACAATGATATTATTTTCGGGACGAATACTACTAGATTGAATACCATCAGTAAGAGTAAGTGAATAGAATACTTCATCACGCTTAAGGTTGAAGGATTGGCGTAACGAATCAAACTCAAACGAAATATCATCAAGTTGCCTTAACTTACCAAGATAGAATCCAGTGAAAGATGCTCCAAGATCTGGTGCCTCATTAAATTGAATTTTATCAGAGAATGCTGTGTAAGCAACAGATGCACCAGGTGGTTGAAGGATACCATTGACAAAAATCATCATATGTCCTGCGGGATCAGGAAGATACTGTGTGCCATTATTAATGGTAAGATCAAATGTAGTTTGAGTACCATCAAATCCTTTAAAGTATCTCTTTGTTCTTGCCTTCAGTTCTTTTCTAGTAATGACAGCAGATCTATAACCATTTGGACCCCTGAGTCCATCTCTTCCTGTAAATGAACCATTTACATTTGTAAGATATAACCTCTTATTCAATCCAAAGTCTTCAATGTCTTGAATACGAGCGGAAGCAGCACCACTAATTGTACTAGTAGCATTAACAGTTGCTAATCCAACTTGAACTGTGTTCGTGGGACTATAATCACCAATTTGATCATTGTTATTAATAGTTCCTTGAACAGGGACATAATAGATATAGTTATTATTGAGATCAAGTTCTGTAATAATACCATAAGTATTAGTATCTTGACCACCATTTACAACTTTATAAATGTTATTGCCAACCGTAAAAGAATCTACAGTGGAGTCTACAGTAACAGTTAATCTAATATGTCCAGTGGATGCAATATCATTACCAACACTTAAATCCAAACCAGCATATTTTTCAACATCCAAATATTCTCTAGAAGAATCGGGATAAAGAACTGAAGTTCCCTCAAACATCCCACTAATTGTTGCGGTATCTATAGTGAGAGTACCTCCAGTATTATCAAGAACTGCAGCAGTATTTTGTGTGAACGAAACGGGTTCAGCAGTCTCTGTGCTCGTATAACCTTTAAACGAAATATTTTCAGTAAAGGTGCCTTTCAAATCAATTACATGCAGTCTATTTTCAATCGCGCTAATTTGAGCACTTGTGGAATTGGTTGCACCAACAATAATATCGGTAATCGCCCAGGTTCCACCTGTTACAGCAACATCGAGATATTTATAATTTGCATCTTCATAGAATCCATAAACTGTACCTGTTACTGAATTATCTCCCTGTTTAGATACGTTTTCATTCATTGTAAATGGACCG